CGGTATCTGAATTATACCAAACTGCTCCTAAAGAAATTGAAGCTGGATTTCCTCCATCATTTGGAATAGTATTTTGATAATAAAAATCATATCCATTGATACCTAATAGATCAAGTATTTGACCATTTTCATCAGTGTAATAAACGGTTTGAGTAGTAGGAGTAGTGCTAGTTTCTAAACCCGGCTGACCTATCCATACAATTCCTTGATTATTTCCAGGTGTAGGATACGGGAAAGGACTTCCATCTAGTTCAGTTAAGGTTAAAAATCCATTAGATCCTGCACCAGTTAAACTTACCCATCCTTTGCCATCTAAATATCCTATAAAATCTTCGCCGAACTCGGGTCTCTGATTCTGTATACCGGTATATATGATTTCACCAGGAACTCCAATATCTGGCCAATCTGGAAAATCAGTAAGTCTCTGTCTTTTAGTTTCAGCTACTTTAACTAATAATTCCTGACCGTTTAATTTACCTAGAGAATTTATAGTAAGAGTAGGGATCCCGTCAAGGGTCATTGATATAGTGTCAGTTATCTCTAATAAGGTAAACTTTCCCTTATATAAAGACATTGAATTACTAACCTCATCATAGTTAATATTCGATAGAAACTCAAGATTACCTTCTGATAAATTCTTAAAGTTTAAATTAGTAATATCTATGATTGAAGTTAAACTTGCATTACTAAGTTTTCTAATACTTTTAAGATTGGTATACACCGCCATTTAGCGTCTCTTATTTTTATTTATTTATTAAAATTTTTTCAGATTATTCACTAGGTGGGAAATCAGAATCAATCCAATCACCATTAATTATAGTGCCAGTTCCATTTAGTTTCTGATATGAACCGAATTGTCTAATTACATTTCCTTTAGGTCTAGTAGAAGAATCCTCAAAGCTAGGATAATAGGTTTCCATGTCAATTGAAAAAGTCATAGTAACATAGGTATCATCTGCATAAGTAAAGCTATACTTCTTATCATTGGATATAGTTTCTGGGAATGTAATTTGGGCTGGAATTCTAATTCCTCGGTATTGAAAATAGAGCACTCTATTTTTATAGTAATAATCAAATATTTTTTCTATAATTTTAAAGGTTTTATTTAAATTATCCGCCTTAATTTTAATGTCAAATTTTAAAGACATTGGTAAACTAAAGAGCCTAGAAGAATAGGCTTTCATTACCTTTTGATCATTCTCATTTCTATCTTCTTGAGTAAAAGTACCCCTAACAAATTTATTAGTAATATCAGTTGATTTTATCTGAAAACTATTTAGAGTAACTATTCCTCGAGGAACTATGTCGTAGTTTCCTTCTGCAAAATCAGGATACTTACAATCGTCGGGTACCTCCGTGAAAAAGTCTCTCATAAATCCCTGACTACCTGCAAAATTATAGAAGAAAGGTATTTCATGCTTCTCTATCTTGCCTTCTCTTACCATATCAATTATTATTTCTCGATTAAGTAGATCTAATAGGGAAAGAGTGGCATTTCTTAAGAAGATATCCTGCGTGTTTTGATTCTGAATGTTTTCGTGATTTGATGATTTCATATATATTATCTATTTTTACTGATATAAGGAAGATTTAATTGAGGTTTACAATTATCAATAATTAATAATTTTGATTCATCTTTTATGTATTGTTGACTCAATATAAAATCATGCTCATCCTCCTTTAACATAGTATTGAATAATCTGATATTACTTATTAACATGTTAGAAGAAGGTATATAGTATTTTTGGTCTATTAAATTAAATTCTTGTGGTTGAAAGTCTCCCTGTGAATTTAATACTTGAACAAAATCAGTATGATTCATAATATCTGCTGGATCCTCCTTGATTGAATATATAAATCCTCCAATTTGCTTAAATTCATTAGATACTGAGATCACAAGTGCATGCCATTCTCCAGATACAAAATTATTGACCGAGAATTGCTTTTGGAATCCGTTTATTTCTACTAATATATTCAGATCCCCTTCTGGTTCAGTTCCAATGTATCTTATAAACTGTCCAGATATTCTGATTCCAGCTCCTGTTTCGTTGTCCCATCCATTTATAAATTGCAATATGTCTGCGCTTGAATTAACATTAAACAGAGCGGTAAAAGAAATATTACTCAAGTCAGTCAGATTAAACTGCGGCTCCGCGTTATAAATTACAGAAGGCTCTCTTACTTTAAATTTAACTACTGGGTTTCCATTTTCATCAAATGTAGTCATAATAGGACGCTGCTTCTTAAATGAAAGATCCGAGTAGGCTTCAATTCTAATATATCTGCCAGATTCGGATTGGCCTACATGATTAGGTATTGTATCAATCGGACCCCGTACCCGAATAAATTTAAAGTTATTTCCACTTACATTCTTATCAGTTGTGATAAGGAAATTATTTCTCCAACTAATAAATGGATCAGAGCTCTGATAAGCAAGTACCGTGTTATAACTACCAGGGTCCCCTGGATTTAAGCTAGGGAGACTTACTAGGTTGACATCAGATGCAACCGTCGGTGAGCCTGTAGTGAGCCTATACGTGGCATCAGTTGGACTAATAGAGGAGAGGTCGTAGTAATTTTCAATTAAACTATTATGATTGAATGTATATTTTAAAGGCCTCAATCTTAATTCAGGATGAATTGAGTTTCTAGACGAATCAAATCTTCGGCTGATGACTTGATACTGTTGTGGCATAGTTCCATCTTTGATATCTGCCTCGACTTCTTCTCTAAATAATTCCTCAGCTGACTGTATAACATTATCCAAGAAATGTCTAGTATCATCAGTAAGCAGCATATCAATATTTGGATTGTACTTCTTAAGGCTTATTTTCCAAAACACAGGAGTCATCATAATAGAGGATCTGTTTATATAGGATCCTTGTACTTCATACATTCTATTCAGGAGAGGAAAATATAAAAAGTCTCGATGTCTAGGCTGAGATGCTTTTCCAAAAATAGATTGAAAATATCTATGATCTATGTGGATCTCAAAAGGTAATTGAAATTCTAATTCAAATTCAGAAAATTTAGGATCCATGGAAGGAAACTTATTTCCAGGTACCATAACTTTAATGCATTTACGATCCACATTTTTATAGAGGGTCCACTCTTTAAAAATATAGTCTCCGCTATCGGATTCAGGTAACGTTCTAAAATAAACCACTTCATGTCCATATACCTTGTTGGTATAGAAAGAGAGTTCTTTAAACATATTAACTGCACTATCTACTTGATAGGGTCTAAATTTTGGATCAGCATTATTTATAATAGTGCTACATCTTTCATCTGAACATATCACAACCGGAGCAAATGTATTTTGTGTGCTTGCAGTAACTGAATTTAGGAATCTTAATTTTATTTCATTGATTTCGATGATTGAACCTAATTCATCGGTTGTTCCGTCATCATATTCATACTTAATCTCAAAATAAAAGTCAGATCCGTCTTCAAATATGATATTCGCAGCCTCTCCAATATCACCAGGCTCCACCTCATACCATAGGGACCAGTCTAGTGAATTTCTAGAGTATCTTAAATATCTTCTTAGGTAATTTAAGTCGACTGCACTAGGTGAGCTGATTATGATATCTTCTACATAATCAGTAAGAGAAGAAATATCACAAATAGATTCTGAGGTTTTAAAAATTCTAAAATTCTTACTAAAGGTTAAGGAATTTTTCTCAGGGTCAATCAATAATTTTATTGTAGTTTTAGACATCGCAAATAGGAATCTTTAATTTTTATTATTTATTCTCAACATTTAAGTAAACTGATTCAAGTTTTTCGGTAAAATATATAATAATATAGATGAGCAAATCTAAATACATACTAGATCCCTTATGGATCACTAAGGGTGGATCTCACCTAGATGCTGAATATTACAGCTACGTTCTATTGGCAGCAAATAAAAGATTTAGAGAACACCTAGATCAAGGAGATATTTCTAAATTTGATGAAATCATGTTTCATACTTTAAATCTAAACAATTTAGTTATTGAAGGCAGCATGATAGATTCAGATTTTAAGCCAAATTGGAAGGATCCTAAAATTGTTCAAATTAGAGAACACTTGAGGAAGGTATATGAAGTGCCAGATAATTTATTAGAAATATTTAGGAATGCCAATTATCTTTTCACCAGTCTTCTAATAGATCACTTGGACAGAATGCTGGATGCAGTTGATAAATCTAGAGCCTATTTCATAAATCCAGATATCTATAAAGAGAAAGAAATATTCTTTATAGTTAATCAAAGAAAGAAGTCTAATTATTCTGTTTGGAAGATCAGATTTGATAGAAGATTTAAGCTGGGCCAAAAAATAGAAAAGATAGTCGATTTAGAAGTTGACATTGAAGTACTGGACGATTTAAAGAATAAGATCATTGAGCTTAAAAATCCTAAATTAAAATCTATTAACGGAGACTTGAATGTAATCTTCATAATAATAAATCGAAATGTGGATCAAGGCCTCGCAGTTAGATCTATGGCTGAATCTGTTTCTTTCACTAAACGAATCGGCCTCGATTATCAATTCAATCCTAATATTTTGGACGAATTATACGAGATCCTTCTTCAGGAAAGAGTCTTGCCCTTTACAATTAAATCTTGGGACTAAAGATCGTCCTCCACTTCTAAATTAGATTCTTCTAATATAGATTTAAGTCTAGTATACATACTGTTGTATACATCTGTTTTATCCAGTTCTTCTTTGCTCAAACCAAATCGGCGTACAACTGATTTACTAAAGATCAAATTTTTAATAGGATCCTCTTCTCTGAGGGCCTTATTTTCATATAAGTTCAAATATACTCTGGCTTCTGATTCAGAATCTACTTCAAATTTTGAAATATTCATGTAAGAATTAGAGATAGATCCTCCGTCTGTGTTAATTTCTGTTTTTATAATTAGTCCCATTGTTTGATTTTTATTTTTAATTAAAATTTATCCAATAACATAAGATATCGAAATCTGATAATTTCCAGAATTTGGGATACCCAAGGCAATGTCGAGTTCACCTGCATCGGGTGAAGCGAAATTGATTCTTCTACCGGTACCTACGCCAGTGCCGAATGCTTGAATTGACATTCCTCGAAAGGTAACGATACTTGCTCCTCCACCTGGCTGTACAGGTAGATACATGCGATATCCTCCACTTGGCTTTACCACCAATGTTGCTTGCACTTGAACTACATTTCCAATCTTTGTCCATATTCCGCTAAAATCCGGATCAGGAGAAGTGCCATTAAATACAAAAGTTCCTGATTTTAAAGAAAGCTCTCCAGAATTTGCATAAACTACGCCACTTGGATTATATAAACTATTTGTAAAATTGAATAGATTTCCATTGGAAAATCTAAAGTCGGGTGTAGTTGGACTAGTTCCATTTAAATCAAGCTCTCCAGATATTCTATTCTTATCTGCACCATCAATTACTATTCCATAAACCGTTCCCGCAGTAGTTGGATTTGCAGAAAATTTATATCCATAGATATCATTTGCGAAAAAATCTGCACCTGCGTTAATTTGAACGTTGTGTCCGAAAAAAGTGTCGTATGCATTTACACCCGAGCCTAGTATAATATTAGTGCCTCTGATATCTCCATAAAAATTATCAGTTGAGCTAGATCCTAACGCGATCAAGCTACCAACAAATGATTCTGGTATTGGAGAGGATGCAGTTCCATAATTATAGACCCCTCCAAGTCTAGATATTCTATTGCCAACAAAGCCTCCTCTCATTTCAGATGCTGCCGTATTGCTAAGGATTAAGGTTTCATTTAATATTAATTGATCTGAAACGTTAATGTCCTTAATAGCATTAATATTAAAATTAAAGTTGGCACTTGTTGCGGTCGGTTGTGTGACATTAAACATTAGATTACTAAATCCGCCAGACGGAATTCCTCCACTTACATTATGTATTGATCCTATCGGACCATCGGCGGCTATTCCTAACCCTGCATCTACATAAATACCACCTGGTCCAACATTGAGAGAGTGATTAACAGATAAGTTTTCTTGGATAACAGCATGCTTGTCTACGTGCAATTCACCTGCTCTTATACTATCAATATGCGCCCCAGGACTTCGGATTCCATCAATATCGATTACAAAAAGACCTCCGGATGCGACAGCTGGGGTGGTCATACTTGCTGAAACTACGTATAAGTATTTTCCAGAATATTTAAGCCTACCGGGTCTAGCTAGTCCTATTAATCTAGTTTCAGAAATAACGTAAGGATTACTTGGATCTGAGATATCAACTTTTATAATCGTTCCAGGATTATTAGGATCAGCACCTGGGTTAAATGCTAAAACATATGCCGTATTTCCTAAAATCTCTACATCAATAGCAATAGATGTAAATGTAGCTGACGAAATACCTAAAGATGTATCAGATAATTTAATTGGGGTAATACCCGTTCCTAATTGTATATCATAAATTAATAATTGCTTGTTCCATACTACATATGCATAACTTCCTAATACCCTTATTCCCCCAACGTTTGCAGGTAATTGCGATACAGTAATTGTAGGGCCAGTAAGTGAAAATACTCTATTAGTTACATCCGTTGATGCAGTAGGAGAAGTTATTGAATTGGGATCAGATGCATCAAAAAGAAGAAGATCTACCTGTAAATTACGAGTGGTTAGTCCAGGATTAGTAACTTTAGTTTTTAAAACTGCTACTTGACCATCAGATACATCCATTGATATGTATCTAGTCCCACCAGTATCAATATATGAATCTGCTACAACTGGAACCGTAGGATTGGCTATGTCAACTGAGGTTAAGCGTGCAAAATTTAACGTATTAGTTGGATAATCCGGATTACAGATAACCCATGCATATGATCCTCTTACTTCTAGTCGATATGCCCCTTCTAATCTAGCCTCGGTTTCATTTATAATTGAAATTCTTCTGATAGATTCAGTTGTGGTAGAATCATTGTATATTTTACCAATTTGAAACCTGGCACATGTGCTTGAAAGAGATGATACGCCAGCAGTTGTCCCGTCCTGATTATTTACGAAATATGCATATTCACCTGCTATCTTAACATCAGATATTCCTGCTCCGAATATATATCTAGAAGTTACGAATGAAGGTGGTGGACCTGGAACAAGCGTTGTAGTCGAACTTGAAGTATTCCTAGTATATTCTAATATTGGTTTTTTAGGATTAACTATATTATATAGATTTATTCTTCCATTCTGGGATATATCAATTGGAGAATGGTCCCCACCTACGGTAATTAATTTATTGCCGGCAATTGCTATTCCTTGATTATATTGCCACTGTTCCTCGGTAAATGAATTTGTAACAGACTCGGCTATTGAAACTTCGCCAGTTGATATCTGTTCTATGTTTCCTTCATTTTGCAGGGTTTTTCCATTTAAATAAATAGCTTCGATACTAGAATCCTTTTCTAGCATTAAATAATCCAGTCCGTCTACTTCGGGTCTTATGCTACTAAAATTACTAGCTATACCCATTGCAATCTTTCCAGTTAAACCTGAAAGATCAATTGTTAGTCCGTCTATGTTTAAACCTGTAAAATATTCTCCAAGTGCTTCCCTTGATCCTATTCGGGTAACCACTTCTCCTCTAACAACAGGAGCACCTTCATTATTATATTTAGGAGTAATTATCTCAAGAGCAGCATTGTAATCAATCTCCCCGATTAGAGCAAGTTCTGGCTTACTTAGACTTATTTTTCCTAAGTATAAGTAATTATTAGTTGCCGGGAAATTAGAACTACCGCCCAGATCGTCAACTACATGCCTAAACTTAAGATTAGTTTTAAGACTCGATATTAAATTATCTAGGGTTCCATTTGTATCTTGATATAGGGATCCTAATTCTAAATGATATCTACCTGGTATACCAGATGTAGAGTCTACATATATTTTTTGTATTGCATTATATAAATTATCAGAATTAGTAGGAAAATTAGCAATATTAATTACCCCTAACTTCTCATTAAAATTACTTAGGAATAATATATCGTTATTTGAGGTTCCACCTAACCCATCAGTAACAGTATCTGGGATTGTATTTCCTCTATTTGGAAATAGTATGTATCTATTATCATCAGGGCTACCTGCTCCTAGGCCTCGTATAAAGGTTGCACCTAAAGAATTTAAGTAGTTATTAATTACGGCGGCAAAGTCTACTACGACATTCCATGTATTAATTGAAGCATCGTATTGCCAAATAGAACTGTTTGAAGTATCTAGATAAAAATCATTATCTTCTAAATCTGTAAAAGTTTGTGGATTAGGATCCCCTGCACCTACGAACCAATAGTTTCCATCGTCTCCGATTGGACCCTGAAGTCCAGCGGGTCCTACTCCTCCTTGAGGACCAGTTACTCCCTCGTCTCCAGGTAAACCTATCCCTAATTCTAACAACTTGTTGAAATTAAAATTTAATTTATCAACTGTTATTGATTGAGAATCGCTATCAAATAGCTCCTTTAAATTTATTCTAATTGGCATTATTATATCAATTTAATTTTTACCTTTGGACTTATTGATAACCCGTTGTTAAAATTCTTATTAAATTTAAACTTAAGTATAAATCTGTCAGTTTTATTTATTTGTAAATTTCTATTCAATGTATATCCTAAATCATTGCGCTGCTGATCATTTAAAAATTCAAATTCAATAGTATTTGGATTTCCTGTTTCAGTTGAAGTATTACCAATAGATTTGGTATATAATTCTACTCCATTAATGTTGTAAAGTTTTATAATATTTAATTTAATATATTGAACTGTGTAACTTTCAATTGAATTATTATTTCCAATGTAATCAACACTGTTAACTAAAAATTCATTAAATTTTTCTGATATTCCATCGGATATTAAAAATGAAGTTAGAACGTTTTTAATGTTAATATAGCCTTCAATTTCTCTAGGATTATCTACATAGGCTAACTCTATATCATCTAAATTAATTTGATTTAGATCAGTAAATATTTGAGTCGAATAATTTTCTAATTCTATTTCATCTCGAAGATTTATTAATTTAGAAATAAAGGAATCATCTTCCTCTATTCTAAGAGTGCCGGGCACCGCTTTCTTAGTGGACTTATCAGAATATTTATAATGAAATCCAAAATCCCAATTAGACTGTAGAAGATCATAATCTGCTCTTCCAATTGCGATTTCATTTACCAATTCATATTTAGGTTCAAATATTTGATCCGATTCTAAGTCTAATATCTTATTATCTGAAATTTTAATATGATTAAAGTTTATAATTTTTAAGAAATCAGGAAGCTCTAAATTAAATCTAGTATTTGCATTCTCTAGATCAGAGATTGAATTACTTATAAATATTTGGTTTGATTTAAAGGCAGATACATCTTTGAATAATGGAGAAAATCCTCCTTCATATCTATTAATTTCATATGGATTGTCCAATTGAGATCTTTGATATGAGAATCCAACTAGAGAACTAAATGAAAAATTAGAAGGTTTATTAGCGTCAGGCTGAGCTATAATTGCGTCAACTTTAGTAATATTAGAATAATTAGGAATATTAATATACCAATTTACATCAGAATCCTGAGTGAGAGTAGATCCATTTAAACTATAAGAGGAATACTCAATGAACGGATTCAATGAATTAGTAAGTCTTTTAAATTCCCCAAAAGATAATTTTTGAAATAGGGATTCAAAATATAGTTTACCACCTGTCATTATTTTAAAAGTATAATTGTTTCTAAAATAAGAAGCAGGAACTGCTGCCGGTATGGTAAAGGCGGGAACACCTAATTCATCTACTAGTGCAATGTCTGAATTAGTTGATAAACTAATTGATTTTAAAGAGGACGATATTATTTTACTAGTATTTTGAGGAATTAATCCAGGTGCAAAATCTAAAAACTGATCTACGTTTAAAAAGTTATTCCTTCCGATTAAGAAGGTAGAATCAGTGAATCTTTTAAATTCATCGGATATTCTAGAATCATAATTTAGAAAATTTAAATTACTAAGCCCTTCGATATCATTTCCACCCGAGGTGAAAGCACCTGATGCGCTTAAGTTTATTTTTTGAGAAAGCTTGATGTTAGAATAATTATCTAATAAATTATTAAATTTTTTATTTTTTAAAGAATAAAGACTTAAATGAGTAATATCAGATATATTTATTCCATCAATTGTTTTAAATTTAATTCTGTATTCTCCATTTATTGAATCAAATACATAAGCAGAACTTAAATTAGGATCTGAATTTAAAAAATTATTTCTATCAACAGGCGATGTTGTAGTTGGAGCCGATTGCACTTCCTTCCAATAATCGTCTACCTGTGAAATGTCTCCGATGTTTAATTCAATTAATAAAATAACAAATTTAAAATCCTTATGCTCTATAAATCTATAGTTTAGAGGAGGTTTAGTATCATCATTTATTTTCTCTTTAACCAATTTTAGCAAGCTAGTGAATCTATAATCCTTAAATCTAGTTGAGTTAGGATTTGGAATAGGTATACCTGCATTATCTAAATTATTTGGATCGATGTATTCTTTAAAATTTATTTTAAAACCTTTAAAGAAGCAAGAAAATTCATTTAAAAAATCTTTATTTATTGGAGAATATCTAAATTGCGTTCTTCCTACTTCAGAGCCATTAAATGTTGGTGTATATGTAAAATAATTTACAAAATAATCCTTCTCTGTTAGGGCCCTATTTAAATCAAATGGCTGATCAAAATAACTATTATTTAAGAAAACAGTAGATGGATCCTCTAGATAATTAAAATTAGATTCTATATAGAACCACTCATGAGTAAAGTTATCTGGATTTTGTGACCTGTCCTCGTGATCGGGAGAAAAGTTATTAAACCCAAATACTAATTCTGAATTTAATCTATAGAAATTGTCCCTAGAATCCTTTCCATTTGAAATTATCCATTTCGTAATATACGGTAACATTTTAGATCTAAGAGCAAAATCTGTATTATAATTTTCTTTATAGTAATCATACTCATTTGAGGCTAGTCCATTTAAATATTTTTTCCTAAGTTCAAAAAATCTACCTTGCTGTTCTGGAACTACTAGATCTGGATCCTTTAATAAGAAGAATCCTGGAAATTCTTGAAGTTCTCTATTCTGGTCATTTATTGCAACGTCTAACCTTGCTCCAGGTGTAGATGTATCATTTAAGTAAGAGACGTATACATCACCAGATAATATTGAATATGAATATTTTTCAGTTGAAGGTGCTAATATAATCGGTGTTCCAGTTGAGTATGTAACTCCATTAATTGAAATTTTCCCATCTCCAATAATTTCATATGTATAATTATGATCTAATAATTTTACCTCAGGTGGAATAAAATAATCTTTATATAAATCGATAACAGGAAAATTTAAATATTCACTTGAATAAAAATCAAAATCAAAATCTTTGATTGGAAAGAAGGATATTAGACCTAATCCAGGTTGATACTTTCTAAATATAGAGCACTCTGCGTAAGTGATTTGAGGTTCAACATCTAAATCTAATGTTATAACCATTTTACTAAAATAATCTGATATCACTTCAGTTCTGGATAATTCAGTTAAAGTATTCTTTTCAGAAATAGTATCTTGATATCTAGATATTTTTCTTATCTTCGACCAACCTTCAACTGTTTTAACCAAAATATTATCTAGATTTTCTTTTATTCTAGTATAATTATCATTGCTTAATATTAATCTGTTTCCACTTTCTCTAGATCCTCCTTCAAAATTAATTAAATTACCTATTAAATTGTTTCCAGTAATGCCTCCAATTGTAATATTTGAATAAACATTAAGAGGAGATCTAAATTCTATTTTAAAGGAAGAATCAAATTCTCCAGGAGAATTAGCTTTAATAAAAATATATTCATTAATTGCGTATGCTTTCAATGGAAGATTTCTAATTGCGTTTATGCAAGTTGCAATAGCAGATGTTTTTTCTTTTACCAGACCAGTGGGGTTAAAGTAAAATATATCTTCGCCAATAACTCCGTCTATATCATTATAAATATACGCGTCCCCAGGGTTAGGAACCTCAGAGTATGAAAACGCAGCCCTGATTAAGTCAAATTTTCCGTTTAAATCAGATTTTGTTCCAAGCGGATGATATATTTTAATTTCATCTAAGTGATTAAATTGATCTATTTTTAGATGTTGGGTTGAGAATCCTCTAATTTGAGTTGAATTTGCTTTATCCTGCACAAATACTTGATATGGGCCAAATAGATTTCCAAAATCTATTTTAGTATCAGCGAGTCTAAGCTTAGCTGATTTTAATTCTAAGCTAGCTGGACTATAGTCAATTTCCCAAGAAGAATCTAATTTTAACAAATGTAACTGATCAAATTTATCAATTAAGTAATTAAAAAATAAATTCTCTTTATCAGAAAAGGAATCTTCAAGATCTGAAAAATAAATGTTAGAGTTTTTAACCGGAACAATTGTACCATTTAAGTTAGATTGAGTCACTTGAATTTGTTCCCATTCAAAAGTTTCTCTTCTTAATCTAGGAGTATTTTCCCACGATCCTCTTTCGTCATACATTCGATCTAGGTCTATATCCAATTTAGTTAATTCTATTGCATTTACATAGAATCCAATATATCTATCAAAATCATATAAATCAGGTTCAGTTGGATCATCGAATATGAATTCCATATTCAAAATATTAGGGTAAATAACTCCATTTCTCTCAAATCCGCCAGTAATAAATTCTTCAAAAAATTTAAGAGGATTTGACTGTTGATAGAATTCATATAAATTTTCACCTCTAGATCCAATTACTCCAGAATCATACAATATTCCGTTCCAATAAGTAAGGTTTCCTTCTTGATATGAAACGTTTAGTGAAGAGGGTGGAAAAGATTCAGAATTTACATAATTTCTAAGATAGTCCCCTACCTTTGTTCCTTTTTTTAGGTTAAAGGTCTTAATTATCTTAGAATTTTTAAAGGTTTCTCTCATGTAAGACTCACGGTCATACGGATATTCTTCTTCTAATTGATCTATTTTTTTATTTATTGGATCCTTTATTTTGAGAACAATAAAATAGTCTGGAACCTCTTTTTTTAAATATAGAGGTGCAAAATAAGATAATTTTTCAGAATATCTTCTGCTAACTAAATATTTAGCTCCGCTAAAATAATTAGAAAAATCGTACTGATCTTTAAAATCAGTTGATGTTCGATCTGCTTCAAATGACTCCTTTAAATCAAATACTATCTCTCTTGGAGTTTGACCTGAATTTAATAGTCGATACATGTTTGCTGACAAAGATTTAGTAGGATCAATAGCAACTCTCTTGTATTGATCTTTAGCCAATTCTTCATTTGCGTCGATAGTATTCAACCACATGTTATCAAAAGAATCTACCGTAAACTTAACATTACCTGTTAATTTAGGATTGGTTCTTACTAATTGAAAACTTGCAGTGTCATCTAATATTTTAGAATATTTTATTTCTGCCATTTTATATCATTAAAAAGTTACATTGACAACTCCTCTAGATGGAACAATTGGGGCAGCTAAAGTTGTTTCTTTCTTATATTTAGTAGATACGACTAAATCAAAAGAAAAAGGACCTTCATTCTTTAAGAAGATGTCTATTCCAATTTTTTTAGCGTAAGTTATATTATTTAGTGAAGTTCCTAATCTATATCCTCCAATATTTCCTAATTTATCAGAGCATCTGTATTGAAATAGAACTGGAATATTTATGGATTGTTCTGTTCCAAATTCTACTTTCTTACTAGACAGGCTAGGATGATTTCCCTCAACAGATATGTTAGAATATGAATCTGGAAAAACATATAGATATGAGCCACATGTATATTTTCCAATTAGATATTCGTCATCTGGATTATATCCTAGTTTGATAGGATAATTATTTGCTCTTCTTAATGTGTTATCATTAGATGCTACTAAATCAGAAGTTTCTCTACTTGCTTGAATAAGATAATTTAATCCAAGCACGCTAGTATTTTCATCTTTAGACGACTCAGAATGTACAGCTTGCGCAAATAGAAGTGCAACTTGAGTTGCGTCTGAGTCTATAACAGGAGGTGCAGTGTTTTGTTTAAATACTGGTAAAATTAAATCATTTAAATTTGTACCTACTGATACATCGAAGGAAACTCCTAAATTAGCAATAGATGGGTGATCTTTATGGATACAGAATTCGCTTATATATCCACTACCTATTGGAAGTCCTGCTCCATTGGTAGTTCCGTTCCAAATATTAGCTGAGGTGCCTCCATTTGGATAAAGAGGAACAGCATCTTCTGGTTTAAATGGCAAATAGTGTCCCCATGAAAGAGGAACTCGATCTGAGCCTACGACAATTCCTCCGGCATTATATCCAGGCGATGCAAGAGGAGTATATGCAGTGTTTGATCCTGGATAAAATGAATACATTGATTCAGATAATCCATAATTTCTATATCTATTATAGATGTATTGACCCTGTACTTGAGAGGATTGATATCCAGGTTGATTAAATGGATCTGCAATATCTCCTGAAGTAGCAGCTCCAATTGAAAGAGGAATCAAATCATATCTTCTATTTACATGATAATCTGAATCTGGATTTGCAATTGGATTCGAGGTAGGTGCAACTTCTTCTATCCCACCTTGTAATAGTGCCACTAGTTCTAATGGATTTGCCGATGTGTTACTAATTGAAATGATGTATCTCTTAGTTACAGGTCGGCCTTCATTGTAAACAATAGATGGACCCGATGTATCTATAATATCATCTCTATAATATCCAGCAAATAGATCAATTGTATCTCCATTTTTAACTTCAGATACATTTCCTAAAGGATCAATAACTGAAACCTTTATTTTTCCTCTATCTTGAGTAATGGCTTCTCTTAGAGCGTCAATTTGAGTCTTATAAGATTGTAATTGTTCAAAAAGATCAATTACACTACCTTCAGTAGTAAAAAATCCGCTAGTTATATCATTTGCCTTATGTGCAAAAAATCTTTCTCCAGTGGTAAATTGATTTTGAAGATGTAGATCCAATCCTCTAGAATTTAACTCATCTTCAAAATCTAGTCTAGCCTCTTCGGCAAAAGTTTTTTGAGATAATATAGTTGCCTCTTCAGCCGATTCAATATCATCAGGAAAAGGTATCTGAACAGCAGTTGACCACTCAGATTCAACTGGGTTATCTGGCCAGCCTGCTTCGGAAACAGATTTAACTTGAATTTCTACAGTTTCTCCCTTTCTAATTGCAATGTCTAGCTGGTTTATATTAATCTCTTCTGAGCTAGATATATCTTCAGTTTTCCAAATATAAAGACCTGTTGTATTATCTAATTCTTTAGTTCTAGGCTTAGTTAATTCTTCAGTCCAAGGAGAAAATGAGGCTAGTTTTACGCTAGCATCTGCTTGAGTTACTTTACTCTGTTCAGCATTTGGAGCAGTTCCCTTTTTACTTAAATATCTATATCGAACTTTAAATTGAACTACTTCTTGTTTTCCGTATCTGTTCTGCTTTGCATCGGGAATAGGCCAAAATCCTCTTACTCGATATTTTGCAGATTGAATAAATGCCGGAGTAGTACTAATTAAATTAGTTATTCCTTTAACCGTTGTATTTAACTGAGTCTGTAGAGTAGCTCTTTTATCAGTTGATGTTTTAATTTTTTTCTCAATCCTATTTTTCTCAGATTGATTCTTTTGAGTATTATTTAATTGGGCCTTTAGGGAATCTATTTCTTTTAGATTTTCCTTAATTTGACTTTTAAGGTTCTCTTTTTGAGCAATTTGATTAGAAACCGTAGTGGCATCTTCATCTTCTTTAATGTGCTGATCTATTTGAACTACTTTAAAATCTTCAACAGTTAATGTAGGTGAAGTTGGAGTCTCAGCTAAAATAGCAGGTAGTTTTCTTTCTTTTGCGGCATTTAATAGGATTAGTCCAAAATCTGCCACGAAATTATTATAATAGCTTTCTAAGGTAGATGTACTATCGTCCTCTAATGTAATAGTTAAATCATTAGTAAATATACCAAAACCATTAGAATAATCATCTATTGTTATATTACTAGCTTTACTAATTGGTCTCACAAATACAACTTCACGTTCGTTATATCCAACATTAATTTGTAAAGCAGGAACTCTATATGGAACAGGTTTAATTCTTAATACGCCTGCTCCAATAGTAATTGGCTCAATCCCAAATATTCTTTCTAGAACAGCTTCTGAATTAGTTCGATCAACTGATAGAACTTTATATTCAGAATCATTATCTGTAATTACAACGTCACCCTCAGATAAAAATTTAGTATTATTAGTACCGTCTAATATATCGGTATACGTTAATATATTTAAAGTATATCTTCTTCTGGCTACTGATACTACTTCTCCAGTTGAGGTTATTGTTTGGGGTACAGTTTCATCTAAAATTCTAGTTACATCAAACGATCCTTTAAATCTATTAACCGCTGGCTCCATTTCAATGACATTATCATCTTCAAAGAAATCAATTGCTCTTTCTTGAAGATCTGAGATTAAATCATCTAGAATTATATTATTTACATTTTTATATGTATCATCAAAATATTGAAGAACATCATCGTCGATTGAATTAACTATTACTCTTTTTATTGAAAATTTATCAATATCATCAGTTAAAATAGTAGAAACATCGACAGCAACAAATAACAATGGATTTAAGAAAGATTCAAAAAACCAATTGTTTTTAATTCCAAAAGTAGTGGGTAAGGTAAAGGAGGTTGATTTAATTTCCTCTAATTCTTGAATTAATTTAGAAACCTTTTTTAATTCAAATTTTCTAACATCTCCATTTGAAGATTTTATTCCAATTACATTATCATTAGCAGAAATTAAAGTATCAAATTGAGAATTAAGAGCGTCTATTTTACCTTTCATGTATCCAAAAGATGGAACATTTATAATAGTTTTAGTGCCATCATTTAAGGTTTGAGAAATTGATACATTTTCAGACTGCGATTCTAGTATATTCTGTAGACTATACAAAAACGCATTCATGTTATCGACATCGATAACAAGCCTACTTAGTAAATCTGAAAGAGTGTTCTTTGATCCTGCCATTTTATCTTATTTTATCTATTTTAAATTGTAATAGTTCTGAATTGATACAAACTATTTCAAAAATTGGTTTATTGTCGGCTCCTGAGAAATCTAAATCGTTTAAAATACCAATTGTTTTTCCATATACTCCATTGTTTAATTTATTTAAAGCATCGGTTTTAATTTTAATATCATAAATATCTACATCTAATTCGTCAGAAAAAACTATTCTCATTACCTGACCTTTTTTCCACTGAGATATTGAATCGTCAATAAAAATTTCCAGGTCTCTGCTTAATGTAATTATGTTTCCACCATTCTCATGTCTTACATAATTAGTAAAATCACCTAATTGAATTATATTAAAATTAAACAGATTAACAATAGAAGTATTTGATATATTATATCCCTGACTATTATTTTCTACTTTTACTCGATTAGGGGTTCTTCTATCTAGAGCAATTCCTTTTCCTGCTCTGATTATATCTGAATTATATGAAATCTCAATATTAGTATTTCCATTTAGGATATCATTTATCCTATCGTGATTGTTTTCAATCATTCTCATTAATTCTCCAGTATTATTAAAGATTGCTTGATTTTCCTGAAGAGAGGTTTCAATATTAGATATTCTAATGTTTAATTCATTTTGATCTTGAGAATTTAAAAAGAGATCCTTTAAAGAATTTACATCTTGTGCTAATTGATCTAATTCAAGAATCTTATCATTTAATCTGGTTTGAATCTGTCTAAACTCAGTGAGTACATCTGTAAATAAATCTAATGAAAAGGTAGAATAATCGTTTATTGATTTTTCAACCAATACGTTTTCAATAGATGTGTCTAATTTAAGATTTAATTTATAGGCAAAAGAATTACCGTTAATCTTATTTAGAGGATCTGGCTTATATTTAGTAATTGGAGGAATAATAAATTCCAATCCGTCCTGTTCAATTTTATCTAAGAATAGAACTCCATATAAATTAGTTTCAATATTTACTGGGTTTCCACTGGTGTCTAGATTATTAGGATCATATACATCATAATAAACTAAAACTGCATTGAACTGAAAATCTTTATTTGCAATATAATCATTAAATTGAGAAAATACTTGTATACTAGGATTTTCAGATGCAAGTTTATAGTTCTTTAAATCAAAGTCTAGTGTTATTCCATCTAAGGTACTTCTAACGTATTCAACATTAGTAGGTCCTAATTGCTTAGATATATATTGATTTTTTGCAACATCATATTGTCCAGATAGGTCTACATTATCAGTATAGTAAGAATTTCTAATAGACTGGTTAAACCAATTGCTTGGAGTAGCAGTCCCTCCGTAAGTGGTAGCAATTTCACTATATACACTAGAATCATCTAAATCGTAATATGCTTTTACTGATAATCCAAATGGATGTGTCTCATTGTATTTTCTACCTGATAAGTATTCAATGTTTAATGGATCGGCTGAATTATTTGCAACCGTTAAATTTGGAAAATAATTTGAATCACTTACAGATTTAAAAAGTACATGAGTAGTATTTCCAACGTTGGTTGGTACATGTATGTATATTTCAGTATATGCATTGTCTTTGGATTTAATTGTATTTACTACATCGATTTCTCCTACATATTGCACTACTCTTTTATAAGTGTTATTTGGAGAAAATTCCTCAACGAATCTTTTTGCAGTACCTAAAGTATTTAGATTTTTTTCCAGATTATTTGCGTCTCTAAATCTAATAGACCCAGTTTCCTTTAACCATTTCCAAAAAACTCTTTCAGCTACCGTTAATTTTTGATCTCTTTCGTATTGTGGACGACTCAACAATAGAGCCTCCATATTAAGAGCATAGCTCTGAAAACTTTGAGCTAAATTTATATTCTGATCTGTATTTAAGCCTTCAATTAAAGTAGATTCTCCCTGTGCTAAGAATTGAAATTTATTATCTGTTGCTGGGGAATCAGGAACGCCTATTTCAGGTATTCTAAGAAGAGCAAATTTAGAAAATCTTACCGCGTTTTCTCCATTTGCAATAGAAATATTAATGTCCTCAAGGGCACTTTGAAAGGTATAAAATATGCCTTTCTTATTTTGTATTGGTTTAATTAGTGGAGTAACAGCCATTAATGATTAAATTTTTTAAACGAATATTTCCATTCCAGAGATAGAAGTAACAATAAATCTATCTGTTGTCGACGCATCAACTATATAGTTGAATGTTGCATTTGCTGAATATGTGGTAATGGAAGAACTTAATAAATTAGTACTTGCTGGATTTATTCCTAATTTAAGACCAGCTGCGTCT